GCAATCGGAATAGCCTTGTGGTTAATGTAGCTTCTGTTCGCCGCCACCGATTCACCAGAATGAACCAGTGACCAGTTGGCACCGTCCTTCAACTCTTCATCTTTTGGCGAAAGGGTTACCTGATTTTTCTTTTCGTATGACAGACCAAATGGGGAAAATACCTTTCGCTGTCTTGTGTAAAGAGTGTCCTGACCACCGTTGGTTTTAGGGTCACGGTTCATTTCATAAGGTACTTTTGCCCCTAAATCCTCATAGGAAATTGAACCGTTACCTAGTACATAGGTTGTATACTCCGTGAATGCATCAATGAAAACAACAAAATCACCAACTGCCGGAGTGGTGTAACTATCTGCTACCGGGGTAACGTCTGTAAGCTTAATCTGCTTTCCGGCAACAGGTGTTGCAGTATCAGCAACAATTTCTAATACCCCTGCATCCGTTGCTTTCCCCTTGGTGTAAAAACCAGCCTGTTCCTCGGTTGGCATATCGTCATCAATGACAACCAGTTTGCCGTTCCAAGTATACAGGTCAAGCTCTCTTTGAATTCCGTCTTTATCCGTGTACTTTAAGTGCGCTACCAGATTAAGGTTTTCAAGATTGGTTGCAACATCACTGTGCATGAACACCAGGCTGAATTTCTTCTTATTCGCACCACAAGCCTGATTGGTTGCACTGTTCAGCGTAGTGGCCGACATCTTACCTTCAACCTTTTTTGTCACATCATAAGTATGGTTGTTAACAAATTCAAGGTTTTTCACCCCAGTCATGGAGAAAATACCATCCAGAACAGCAAGAATAGTATCCTGGTCAAGCCCATCTTTGTATTCTGCTACCTGATCTGCAATGTTCTGCATAAAATCAACACCACCGGTAATGTCATAACTAAAATCACGCTCTACCCATGCCTTTGCACGGCCAACGACCACTACACCCTGTTCGAAAGTCTTGGTGCTGGTAGCTGTGATATCAGTCTGACCATCATAATTGAGTGCGTCACCATCCAGCAAACCCCGCATTGCGATACGTGCATAGCTGGTACCGTTCTGTGCAGCAAACACCGCTTTAATGTCGGGATTTCCCGCAAGTGCTCTTGATTTCTTAATCTCGTTCATTTTCAAGTTTGGCACTCTACCGACCATGTACCGGAATGCTTCCGGATTAAAACTTTTTGAATCAAATTTTGTATTAGGCATATTCTATTACCTTCCTTTCTTTTACTCCAATGAACCTTCTGGGTTCTCTGCCAAGAAAGCACAAAGTTCATCGTAACTCATTTTCGATGTGTCAACATCTGCACCGGGTTTATTATCACCAGAAGCCCCCGGTTGAAATCCCTTGAATGTAGTTGTCTGCTGCTGGGCATCAAATAAGAATTTAGTATCTTCCCCTGCCGTCAATGCTTCAATCTGCTCTTTCAACCCTTTGACATTTCCGTCCTTGTCCAGTTTGGAATCAGTAAGGTCAAGCAGTGCTTTGACCGCCTTGATATTTTTCGCCTTTGCCCCGGTCAGTGCCTTTTCAACAGCAAAATCAACTTTCAACTGGTTCATTTCCGATTCATAGGTCTGTTTGGCGGTTTCATTGTCAGCCTGCAAGTCTGCAATCTGCTTTGTCAAAGCTTCATTATCACCAGTTGATGCTTTCAGTGTTTCTAACTGCGTGTCACGGTCTTTCACCTGCGTCCGTAAACCCGAAACTTCGGTTTGCAGATTTTTGATTTCTGTAGCGGATGCACTTTTTGCATTTTCAATATCCGCTCCGTTAATCTTCATAATGCTGTCAATCTGCTCTTTTGATAATCCCATTTCTTCTAACTGTTTTCTTGTCATTTCAATACCATCCTTTCAATTACGTTTTTTACGGGGTCGCTCCCGCATGATTAGTTGGTTGCAACGGTTTTACGTCTTGTCTGCCCGACATAATAAAAGCACCCTTCTGGGTGCTTCTCACAACTCATATAGCGGTCATATAAAGCTAAAAACCAATTTGTTGATAACTTCTTAAGGTAAAAGAAAAACACCCTCAAATGAAGGTGTTTATGTTAATAGAAACTCTGCAATTTTATCTTCACCCAATCTCCTGATTTCATCAACCGCATCTTCCAAGGTTTTTATTCCGGGAAAGTGCATGCAAGTATCAGGTACAGAATCCAATATTTCAAATACACTCTTCATATTCTTTTCATTGACATATAAATCATCAGGAATATATTTCATCATATCATTTCACCCCAATTCTATTCATTGCAACCGCAACTGCATTATTTAACATAAGAGATTCATTGTTTGATAAAGTAGATCCATGTGTTTCCACATTATTCATTGCTTTTTCAAGGTCACTAATCATACTATCCTTATACTTTGCGCTGTCAGGCATATTTTCAAGAATTTTGTTAACATAACCTGACACATCTTTTTTGATTTCAGGAAAATATTGTTGTGTATACTCTCCAAAACTAAATTTTTTTCGCATTGCTGATTGTGATAGCTGTTCCCATGTACTACCATTACCATTCTGCCTTAATTCTTGCGCAATTTTTCCAAAATCACTTATGGTACTACATTCTGAAAAAGCAGGAAGTTTTTTAAGCCTTGGGAGCATCTTCACGAGTTTATCAGGATAAGAAGGTGTTAAATCAGTAATTCCATACATCTGTGCCATATAATGAGCGGTACTTTCTGCAAAAGTTTCTTCAATATCTATCCACTTACTTGAATCCATGTTCCTATAATCAGTGGCATATCCATTGCCACTTGCATGATATGCTTCATGGAAAGCAGTTTTCACCTGATAATTAGCACTTCTTTTATCATTCGCATTAAGGTTGTAATCAGTAACTGTCAAAGTACCATTGGCTATTTTTATACTACAATAACCATATTCTGACATTGCTTTCACATGAACAGGAACACCGCCAACATGGTATTCTTCTAATATCTTCTTCCCTAATACTTCTCTATCAGTATTCTTACCAGTAAGGAAATTATCAACTGTTGATTCAAGTGTCACTTCTTTTGTTTCTTTCATTTTACCATTGCCGGGCACTTCTTGCAAGTCTGATTTATCACCTTCCACAAATGCTTTTTTCCATTCAGGGTATGTCATATCAGATGGTACATAATACGTCTTGCCATCCTCACCCCTTGCGGCACGTTCACCCGGCAGGCCAAAGTCATCGTCAAAATAAGGAACTGTTGTTGTTCTGCACCATACATGAAACGGTGGTGCCGTTATGCCGGACTGGTAATCCTTCATGGGGAATACTTTCCTGTCCAGGCTTCGGCAAATATCGGAAGTGATGGAATCCAGTGTTGCCACGATTTCATACTTTTCAACATCCAGTTCATTAAAACAATCCCGTTGGGCTGCGGAACTAAAAAATGCCTGTTCGGTCATTATCAACCGTCCGGCATTATTTTTACTGGTATTCATTTTTCGGGCAATTGTGTCTATTGCCTTTTGTGGGTCTTGACCCAGCATAACACTTCTGGTCAGTTCAGTATGCAGTTCATTAACCAACTTCTGCCGGTTACCCCAAATGCGTTCTGAAAAGTTCTTTCCATCTGCGGCCCAGGGCTTGTTGATGACCTTGGATATTTTCTTATTGTCCAAAGTAGCAAAATCCCAACCAATACCTATGCCCTTCTGGATTTCAAAAGCTGAATGATAATAACCATTCCGGTAAATGTTTCGCATAGCAGTGTCAATGGTGTCTAACTGCTTATCAAACATGACTTCCAGTGTCTGCTGGGTCTGCATCTTCAATGCTTCCAGACGGTTGATATGATACCTTGCAGATGCGTTTTCAAGCTGCTTCGCCCAGACACCATTATTTGCATTGTCCTCACCATACCGGATGTAATCATGTACATCCCACTTGAATTCTGCCAGTTCCTTACTGGTCAACATTTTCCGGGCTTCTGCCATACTGATGTTATTATTGTCAGCAAACCGCCCATACCATGCGGTGATCTGCCCCTCAAGTGTCCGTTGGGCTTCCCTACATTGCTGTTCGATCTCCGCGAACGCTTGAACCCCCTGTTTGTTCTGTGCTTGTTCAAGTAGTTCAAAGCGTTTTCGCCAATATTCGGCATTCTTATTCTTCGGCATTTAGTTCATCACCACCTTGTTGACGAAAAGGATTATACTGCTGTTCTTCCTGCTCCTTCTGTCTCTGCTTCTCTAATCGCCCTAACTCAAGCTGCGGGTCATCCACCCATGGATGTTGACCGACAATGGTTTCATCCGACAAGATACCAACGGATGATTGACAATTTGCAATGGCTTCTGATTCATTAATGAGAATATCCCGATTGAAGATAACGGTTACATCCTCATGTTCAAAGTCACCTTGACCTGTATTTGCAAGATGTGCATTCACAAACCAAAGTATATCTTCAAAGGCTGCTTGATACTCTGTTTCTGTATCATTGGCATCAATGTCAATATCACTGTACATACTCTGAATATTCATTTGGTTGGCATTACCACCAATACGGTCATCTTTAGCATCATAACCCATTGCATTTTCAATCAAAGCCTTTTTGAAGATTTCAATGATCGCTTTGTAATTGTCCGCATTGACATTGATTTCAAGAGTTTCAACACCGCCCTTGGTTTCACCATCATACCTGACCTTGACCGCACCAAAAGTTGCAAGGTTCTTCCTGAACTCACCTAAATTTGTACCATCGTAGTTCTTTAGCACCAGAATGGTATTCCGGGCATCCTCTTGCATATTATTTTCAAAGTCTGAAAGCATGACATTGATACCGTCCTGCAATGACTTTACTTTTTTCAGCAGCGGTATTTCCGATTCACTGCATTTCAACGGAATCAATGGGATTTTTGACCAGT